CACAGCCTGCGCGCGCGCGTGGCGCCGGCCTTGGCCGGCCTGGCACTGGATCACCTGGACCAGTCCAACGAGAGCGACGTGGCGCTGCTGACGCGGCTGGGGAAGCGATTCGACGCGGTGGCCACGGTCAAGGCCGGCAACCTGGTGTTTTCCCCCATCGACAGCGGCACCACGCCCGCCGGCATCGAGCTGCCCCGCGCATCGATCACCCGCGCCGATGGGGACAGCCACCGTTTCAGCGAAGCCGAGCGGGACACCTACAGCGGTGTGCGCGCGTACTGGAACGACAAGAAGGGCGCCCGCCGCAAGGCAGTGCTGGTGGGCACGTCGACCAACGCCAAGAACCTGCGCGAGACCTACGACAGCGAGAAGACCGCGCGGGAGCATGCCGACGCCGAATGGAAGCGCGTGCAGCGCGGCGCGGCCAGGATGGACTACTCGCTCGCCCTGGGGCGAGCAGATCTGTACCCGGAGCAGCGGATCGACGTGTCCGGGTTCAAGGCCGAGATCGACGGACGCACCTGGTTGATCGCCGAGACCACCCACAGCATCACCGGTAGCAGCGGCTTTACCACCTCGCTGGTACTGGAAACATCCAGCGTCAGCAACGAGTCAGTGTCGCCGGTCGATAGAGCTGCCGACGACGACTGAGGCGCATGGTTCCTGCCGCCCGCCAGACAGCGGCAGGCACTTCCTTATCTGCCTCGCTTCAACATGGGCGGCGTCTTTCGCGCATAGACCTTGTTGCCGATAGCAAAATTGTGGCTCTTCCAGCGCAAGTATCGGAATGCTCCCTGAGCGGTTCCATGTGTTTCGTCCATTGCGTGCAGCTCAGTCCAGTCCAGCCCGTCCAACGGATCACTGTAGTCAGTAGGGAATTTCATAAAGTCGTAGACCACTTTTACAGACGCTTCAGCGAGGTTTCGAACAGGCAGATCGGGCACCGGATCGCTCTCGCTTACGTTGAAAACTTGCGTCTGCATCGAAGTTTCCATCGCCAGTTCTTCCAGCTTTCGACCACCCTGCTCTTTCCATTGCGGATGGCCGAAAAAGAATGCCGGTGGGAGCGCATTTCTCTCGCCGTGCTGCCCTTTCAATGAAAGGACCTCGAACAGCTTCGCGCGCACTTCTTCTTCTGCTAGTCCATACGCAAGCCTGTACTCCGCAGATTCAATCGATTGACTTAGAGAGATCGAACGACGTAGCAAACGGGCTGCCCTCAGCCACGTTATGCGGTCGTTGTTCTGGTCCTCCAGCATGCGGTACGCCACATCAAGACCCTGCTTGCACTGTTCAAAGACTATCTTGGACCGTGCCTCAGACCTGTCACGCTCAATCTTTCCCTTGTCCCTCGCAAAGGCGAGCACAGCGATCAACACACCGGTCGCAGCGACCACAGGTGCGACCAGATCCTTCGACGATGCGAGGATCGCACCTTCCGAAATGTCTCTGAACACCGCAGCACATAGCGTGGCCGTCACGCAGACCCACATGATCCCGGCCATCCAGATGGCTACTTTTACGGCGTTGGCCGAAACGACGCTCCACTGCCTCAACAGAAAACTTACAACCATGACGCTTTTTCTCCCATGATTTGCGGGTTCTAAGATTTTTTGAAGCGGTGCACGCCCGATCTGAACATGCGTCGGATGGATAGCCTCCGTGTTGAGACGGATGCTGATCTTGCGCAGATCCCTGCTGCCAGGAATAAGGCAGCGTGTAACAAATGCGAGGTCGGATTCATATCTGTCATCGGTAATGACAACCAAGCCTGCCAGATGGCCAGGGTCAGAAATGCCGTTGTCAGCGGCGCACCGCTGTCACGCCGCCGGTCGTCGTCTTTGGCCTGCTTCCGATCCGCCGCGACGGGACACGTCGTCTCGACGCGCCCAGTGAACACCTGCCCGATGGTTGCCCCCTCGAACACCGTGGTACTGCCGCACCGGCAACCTGCCGGCGTACCTTCACGCGTACTGCCACACCGCATAGTCCTTCACACTCCAATCGCGCAGTCATGCGCCCCCTGTTGGAGGGAAGTAAACCGGGTCCAGCTCGGAAAAAAAGTTAGCGGTTGGTCTTCTTGCCTGAGCCGCTGCCCTTCACGACCAGCTTCTGACCGCGCAGATCCACATCGCCACTGAACTGCTGGCCGATGCTGGTGTCGTTGAACTGCGTGCGCGGGGCAGCGCCCAAGGTGCTGGCGTGGGACACACCGCCGGTCAATGCCGTCATCGCGGCGGCGCGAGCAGGAGCCGGGGCAGCGCGCCAGGCATCGAGCAGTTCGGCATCAGCGGGGGCGAGGCGTTCGTGCTTCCCGACCAATACATATGCAACATCTATGCCCAAATCGTGGGCCAGTGCCAGGTAGGCGGCGCTCGCTCCGACCTCATCCTTTTCGTAGTGGATCTGCGTGCGTTTGGTGACGCCGCAGGCCATGCCCATGGCCTCCTGACTCAGGCGCAGTCGATTCCTTTCTTCCTTCAGCCGGTCGCCCACACTCACGCTCAAATCTCCTTGACAGGTGAAGTATCTTTCACCAACATTGGTGAAAGAAGTTTCACTAATACAGTATTCAGCTTTTACACAGGGGAAACGGAATGGCGGCACAACGGACTGGTGTAAAGAAGCTGCGCACACCGGAAGAAGCCCGGCAGTTCCTTCGCGACAACGGCATCACCGTCGTTGAGTTCGCAAGGCAGAACGGCCTGGACCGCCATGCGGTCAACGATGCACTTCGCGGCGTCGGCAAGGGCAACTTCGGCAAGTCTCACCAGGCGGCCATTGCACTCGGCATCAAGCGCGATCCGGATTCTTGCACAAAACCCGCCAATTCCCGACAGAAACCCACACCGGGTGCCAAGTCGGGCAAAGCCGGTGCCGCCAAGTCGGGGAGCAAGAAACTGTAATGAGCGCTTCGACCAGCAGCAGCCGCGCAACGTTCTCGTGTGAAGCCTGCGATACGCCGTTGCTCAAACGCACCAGCCGTCTGCAGCACCGCCATCTGCGTTCGGATGTGTGGGTGTGTCAGAACCCGCTTTGCGGCGCGACCTACGCCGGCAATTCCGAACTGACCAGCATCGCCAGTCCAAGTGGCATGCCCGACGCGCCGGCATCTGAGTTGCCGCCGACGCCTGGCTACACCAGGGCGCTGCTGCAGATGCAGTGGAAGCTGGAACATGGATCCAGGCAGCTGGACATGCTCGATGCAATCGAGTTTGTCGAAGCCTCCCGGATCGATGCCGGCGGCGAAGCGCGACCGCACCAGGCGGCTGCGCCCTAACGGGTCACCACACCCTTTCCCACCTGCTGGTCTGTCGGCTATGCCGACGGCGATGGACTGCTGCGCATGAACGTTCTGGCATCTGAAATGTTTTCCCACACTTTCCCTCATTTCCCCTTGACTTCCTCAAGGGCGGAGAGCATTGTCTGCCGCACGGAGCGTAAGAACTCCAAGTCAGCGGTATCCGCGCCCGAAAGCATCGCGGTTTTTTTGCGCCTGCAATTCGTGCGCGCCGACGTTTTCCTGCGTCGGGAGGGCGGCAGCCATAGAACACCCGCAAGGGGAAAACTGCCCGCCGGTCTGACTCCGGTTCTTACCCTCCCGACACCCTCGGTGCGACGCGTAAGAACGTCTCCCCGAGATCGCTATCTCAAGTCAGGAGACGTCCCTATGGCGCATGACGCCCCTTCCACGCCCGGCCCCAGCTCCGCGCGTCAGATCTCGCTCGTTTTTGGCTTCATCGCCGACACCCTCGAATGGCCCCATGCCGACTACCAGGCGCTGATTGTGCGTCTGGAAGCCACGGGCAAGCCGGCGCTGACCATTACCCTCGATGACGTCCTGTCGGCCTACACCGCGCAGCAGAAGGCACGCAGCGGTGACGCGTCCGGCCAGAAGGGGGCGCACTGATGGCAGCTACGCCTCCGCCCCTGCCCGTCGCCCAGCGACCGGTGATCGAACTTAAGACCCCGGTGCCGGGCATCGTTCTGCGTTCCTCCTTCGACCAACGCAGCGTGATGTACCTGACGCTGGTACACCTCGAAACGGGTGCGCCCATGTCCGTCGCGGTCCACACCATCGACACCATCCGCGCCGCAGCGAACCAGTGCCTGCAGTGCGGCCCTGTGCTGCACCTGCTGGCAGATGGCGAAGCCGAGCGATTCCTTACCTGGCTCCGCAACGGCGGCAGCACCCCGAACGGAGTGAACTGATGGACAAGGACAATCGCGGCCCGCTGCCGCCTCCCATGCGCAACCCAGCCCCACCGCTGCCGAAGGGCTTGACCGCCAAGGGCGAGTACAGCCAGGTCGTCACCGGCGACGACTATGACCGCCTTTGGCGCATCGCCTATGCGGTGGAGCTGATCGCAGCGCTGCCGGCCGAAGCGGCCAAGGTGCTGGGCATCACAGCCGACCACACCTCCGCAGTCGCCGAGTACATCTCCGAAGACCTCAAGGGGATCCTCGCTCGGTCCAAGCCGGCGGACGAATAGAACACACGGCCCAAGGCAGCGCACCACCGCTGCCTTGGGCCGGCAGGAGAGAACCATGCACCACCTGACGCCGCTGCCCCGCTTCTTCTAGACCGACCGCACCACACATCCCCAACGGCGCACCACCGCCGCCGGGGATGCCAGGAGAGAACCATGCACCACCACCACGCCGCTGCTGCGGCTCGACAGGGCTGATTCGGCATGCAGGAAGAGATCCGCCAGCAGGTTCTGTCGCGCATCGAGCGCGACTATGGCCTCAAGCACCGCAGTGGCACGCCCTATATGCGCGGGGGCAAGTGCCCTCACTGCAGCAAGAAGGAGCTGTACACAAGCTACGAAAAGCCGTGGGTACTGCGCTGCGGCCGACAGGCCAAGTGCGGGCAGGAAGTGCGCGTGCGCGACCTGTACGACGATCTGTTCGACGACTATTCCAAGGCCAACCCGCAGACCACGGCAGCGCCGAACGCCGCCGCCGATGCCTACCTGGCCACTGGCCGAGGCTTCAACGTCAAGGCGCTGAACGGCCTGTATACGCAGGAGGATTACTACGACCGCACCAAGCGCGAAGGCACCGCCACCGTCCGATTCCCCCTGGTCAAAGGCGGCTGGTGGGAGCGGCTGATCGACCGACCGCACCGGTTCGGGAAGATGAAGGCACGCTTCGCTCCAGGCGAGAGCTACGCCGGTGTGTGGTGGGGTGCCGCCGCGAAGGACCACCTGCGTACCGCGCGCCAGGTGTGGATTGTGGAGGGCATCTTCGATGCCATCGCGCTGCTGCAGCGCGGTATCTGCGCCGTGGCGGCTATGTCCAGCAATGCCTACCCCGAGCTGTCACTCAAGGAACTGCGCGACGCCCGGCCCAACGACCTGCCCACCCTGGTGTGGGGCCTGGACAACGAGCCGAGCGCCCGCGCCTACACCATCAAGCACGTACGCCGCGCCGAGAAGCTCGGGTTCACGTGCAAGGCGGCGCAGATCGAACAGCCGGGCGACAGGAAGACCGACTGGAATGACCTGCACCTGCGCGCCCAGGCGGCGGAAGACGGCGATGCGGTCTGGCAGGCGGACGTGGACCTTGCCCTGCACAACGGCGCGCTGCTGCTGGCCAAGACCGCCATGGAAAAGGGCCTGATCATCTACGGGCGCGAGCAGCGCACGCAGTTTCACATGGACCACCGCAACCGGCTCTACTGGTTTGAATTCGACCCGGTAAGGTTCGACAAGCTGTGCCGCGAGCAGGCCACCCGCAAGGAAGACATCGAGGAAGACCTGGATGAAGAGACGGTGGAGAAGATCCGCCGCGGCTGCTGCAACGTGCGCGAGATCGCCAACTGCTTCCCCAAGGCGCTGTACTACCAGCGCAACGAAGTCACCGACGATGCCTGGTACTACTTCCGTGTGGAGTTCCCTCACGACGGCGCAGCAGCCACCGGCACGTTCACGTCGTCGCAGGCACTCAACGCCCCATCTTTCCGCGACCGCCTGGGCCACATTGCGCGCGGTGCCATCTTCGATGGCACCGCCGGCCAGCTGCTGCAGATCATGAAGATCCAGCTGGACAACATCAAAGAGGTCCACACGGTCGATTTCGTGGGCTACACCCCCGATCACCAGGCGTACATCTTTGGTGACCTGGCCGTGCGCCATGGCGAGATTGCCCAGGCCAACGCCGAGGACTACTTCGACTTCAAGAAGCTGCGCATCAAGACCACCCAGCGCTCCATCCGCATGGACATTCAGCGCGACCACGATAGCTACCGCAAGGAATGGCTGCAGTGGATGTGGACCTGCTTTGGCACCAACGGCATGGTCGCCCTGGTGTTCTGGTTCGGCTCGCTGTTCGCTAATCAGATCCGCAGCACGCACAAATCGTTTCCGTTCCTGGAGGCCACCGGTGAAGCCGGTGCCGGCAAGACCACCCTGCTGACGTTCCTGTGGAAGCTGCTGGCGCGCAGCGATTACGAGGGCTTCGACCCGGCCAAGTCATCCAAGGCCGGCCGCGCCCGCGCCATGGGCCAGACCTCGGGTATGCCTGTGGTGCTGCTGGAAGCCGACCGCGATACGCCCGACAAGGCGCATTCCAGGTCGTTTGAATGGGACGAGCTGAAGGACTACTACGGCGGCGGCACGCTGGCCACCCGTGGCGTCCGCAACGGCGGCAACGAGACCTACGAGCCGCCGTTCCGGGGAACCATCGTCATCAGCCAGAACGCGGCAGTCGATGCCAGCGAGGCAATCATGACCCGTATCGTCAAGCTGCATTTCCGAAAGCCGAATGCCACCACCGAGAGCCGCCAGGCGGCGGACAACCTCAACGCGCTGCAGGTAGAGGATCTGAGCTACTTCCTGATTAAGGCTGTGCGGGCGGAAGCGCAGGTGCTGGAAAAGTTCGGCGAGCGCGTGCGGTTCTACGAGGCGAAGCTGCGCGAGAACAAGGATCTGCGCATGGAGCGCCTGATCAAGAACCACTCCCAGATGCTGGCGCTGCTCGACGGCCTGCGCCTGGTGGTGGACATTCCCAAGGCCATGGTCGAGGAAACCCGGCAGAAGCTGGTGGACATGGCGTTGGAGCGCCAGTCGGCGATCAGTGCGGACCATCCCCTGGTCAATGAGTTCTGGGAAACCTACGAGTACCTGGAAAGCACCGGTAACGGTGAACGCCCAGTCCTCAACCACTCGCGGAATCCGCAGCACATCGCGATTAACCTCAATGACTTCCTGGCCAAGGCGGCGTACCACAGCCAGCCCGTGCCAGACCTCAAGTTGCTGCGCACCTATCTGCGTGATTCGCGGCGCTACAAGCTGGTGGACCCGAATCTCACGGTCAACAGCTGCATCAAGACCAACACGGCCGGAGCGGGCGTAGCCGTTCGCTGTTGGGTGTTCCAGAAGTAACCGTAAAAGCGGCCCGGCGGGCAGAGCACCACCTCTTACCCCAAGGCCATCCACCAACGAAGTTCAGGAGAGAACCATGCACGACATGATCGGCAACACCGACCACACCAGGGCAAATACGCAGGTTTCCGGCACCGGACCAGGGGCGAAGGCTACCACGGGTGACGGACTGTGTGGATTTGCCCCCACCCCCGCCAAGGACTGCAGCGCAACCCTGACGATGCACATCACCCACAACCGGGTAATCGTCACCGCCCAGCTGGATATGGGTGGCCATAAGACCGCACAGCGCGTGCTCGAGCGCCGCCGGGGCAGCGCGGCCGGGTGGGTGATGACCGGGAGCGGCGAGGATTTCGCAGTCGACGGCGACTGGATCTCCGCCAAGCTGGCCGCCCTGGCCGACCGACTGCCCTTCCCCTTCGCCGTGGCCAACATGCTTCCGGGCGCAAGGGCCAGCCACAGCGCCGTGGCCGCTGCCGCTCAGGAGGTGGCCCATGGGTAAGCCCAACAGCAATCGCGGCCCGCAGCGGGCCACCCAGCC